GCGGGCCGCGATATTTCGTGTTTGTGGAGGGTCTGGTCTTTGCCTCCGATGGCCGTGTTTTCGTAACCACTGGCCGTGGCTTGGCATCTGCACAGGCGCAGGCTTCTTCGTAGGTCATAAAAACTTGGCGAACTTCTTGCGGTCTGCCTCGGTGGCGTTTTCGGAGATCGAAAGGATTTTCCCATTGCGCTCGATCACAACTTGGCGCGGCGTGTTCTTCACGACGCGCAGGAGTTCGCGGTAGTTCGCCGCGTAGGCGTGCATGTAGGCCACCGGGTGCTCGGGATTGGCTTCGGCAAATGCCTCGGCCTCGGTGGTCATGCGGCGGGACACCTCATCGGCGCTCGCGCCGGTCTCCGGGTGCGCGGAGTGGAACCAGAAAACTGTGCTCTCCTCGCCAGAGTTGCGAACCACGCGCGTCACAGGCGCGCTGTCGCTTTCAAATTTAAAGCCCAGTGTCGTGAGTGCCGTGGCGACGCGGATGTTCTGCGTGCTAAAAAGGCTCAGTATTTGTTTGCTCATTGTTTGGTGGAGCGGACCGCCCGAATACTCAGGCGGCCCGCGATGGAGAGGGACGGCTTAGGCTGCGGTCATCGTAGTGCCGTAGTGCTCGGCACTGAGAGAAACGGCCTCGAACTGTTCGGCGGCGTATTTTGTGTCCATCTTGGTCACAATGGTTGTTCCGCCGGATGGGAGACCTGCGCCGGAGATCGAGAGCGTGCCGCCCACGGTGGCGCTGAAAGAGCCGGTGCGCATACCTTCGATCGAGATCGAGGTCTTTGGTTCCGATGCGGCCACGGCCACTACGGAGCCTTGGTCGTCTTTGACTTCGTTGAGGCTGGTTGACTGGCTAAGAGTCATGCCGGTGACGATGAGGCCAGAGACATCGGGAGTGCCGAAGGTGGCCGAGGAAACTGCGGATGAGCGATAAATTGAAGCTGCCATAGGTGTTGGGATTCACCGATTGGCAGTTGTCAAATTTGCGTCAGCCCGAGGACGATTTCCGAGGAGGTCAGCCAGCGCTCGTTGGCGGTGGATTGAGAGAACGAATTGAGCACAGCACCGGCGAGGTGGAGCGATGGCGGCAGGAAATCCACAAGCGCGGAGGGGTCCAAAATCTCAGCCTTCAGCGCGTCGCTGAGTGCCTGGTGCGTCGGTAGGGATTCTTCAATCACGCAGGGCGTGGAGATGACGATCTGCGCGGTGACTTTGTAGAGACCAAGCGCCACCGGCTCGACGGTCTCGCAGGCGCAGAAGACAACCGGCGCATCGCCGGGGATGGTCTCGGCGGATTGTCCGGTGAATATCGAGGAGTCGGCGAACGGGACGGTTGAGAGGAGCCACTCGCGGAGGCTGGATTCGATGGCGGCGTTCATAAAGCGGAGCCTGGAACGATGGTGGCGACGAATTCGAAGGGCGTGCCGGTCTGCTCGCGCACGGTGGCGATGGTGTAGGTCTTGCCATCCACAAGGATCTGCTCTCCACGGCGAGGAGCGGATTGCAGTGCGGAGGCGAGAAAGCGCGCGGTAAACTCACCTCCTTGGCGCAGTCCGCCGGTCTCGAGATCAAGTCCGATGGCTATGGCGGACAGGCCGACCTTGATCGACTGCCCGCGAAAGGTTGCAGGCTTGCCAAGGAGCGTATTGCGCGCGGTGGCGGCGAGGTTTTCCAGATGGTCTTTTTGCGCGGGCGACATGCCTGTGCAGGGGTGTCAAAAGCAGAACGCCCACCGGATTAGGTCCGGCGGGCGTTTGCGGCTGGCGCGGGGAAGGCGTTGTTATTTTTTCTTTTTTGGAGCGTCTTCGACTTCGACAGGCGCGGGTGCGGTGGATGGCTTCTTCGCGTGGCGCTTCAAAGTATCGTTAAGCGATACAACGAGCGTTTCGTCTGCGGTGAATTCGCCGGCGACTTGCTTGGCTTTGAAGTCTGAGAGCTGCTCGCCGAGCGGGACGCTTGGCAGGTGCTTGACCTGCCAAGTGTCGCCGGTGCGAGTGAGCGTGATTGCGAGGCGCATGTGGTTTAGGCCGAGACGATGCGCTTGAGGGCGGCGGCGTGGCCGAGGGCGAAGCCGTAGTTGACCTCGAGGACTTGCTTCTCGGTGTCGGTGTCGGGGTCTGCCCAGCTACGATACTCGATGGTCAAGCCGGTCTCTGGATCGACTGCGGTCTCGTAGGCTGTGAGCTGGTTGAGCACGCCAGGTGCTGGCTTGATTGGCGAGAAGGCGACCAAGATCGCTTCTGGAAGAGCAACCATGCCGACGAGGTTCTGCGAGTTGCCGGGGATGAGGTTTGTGCCGACGACATCAAAACCGGCAATCTGTGGGAGGCGTCCGTTTTGAATGGCGGATGCTGTGCCAACTGCGGCTGCGTTCTTGATGCTGGCGTCTTTGAGCAGTGCGCCCTCATAAGCGTTGTCAATGATGAGAGTGCGGCTGGACTTTGCCCATTTGGACTGGTCGAGCGCGGTCTTCATAGTGATGAGATCATCGCTGTCGAACGCGGAGGCCGCGCTGGTGAGGATCGGAGCGCCGAAGTTTGCGAGAGTCACGACGGAGAGGATGTCGCGGAGGATGTCCTCGGCAAGTTTCCGGCCTTTCAAGAAACCGAATTGTTCGGCGTTGAAGTAAGGCTGGCGAGCGAGTTCGCTGGATGTGAACGAGAGCGCTTGGTATTTGCGCTTGTTGACCGTGATCTCGCGGGAGTTGATCGCGTTTGTGTCAGCGAAATTGTAGGTGCCGTTGAAGTCGCTCGTCGCGTCAGTGGCGAGAGGGAAAAACGGGACGCTGATTTTGTCGGTGCCTTGGAGCGGGACCGAATTAAAAACGGTCGAGAAGGCGTTGATGGGAAGAAGGGATTCACGCAGGGCCATGAGGGCGCTGTCGAGAACCACGTTCAATTTCAGTTCGGATGAGATGGTGGTGGCCATGGTGTTTTTTTAGGTGAGCAGTTGGATTCGGGTTTTCGTGAATTATTGCGGTGTCAAATTTTTGGCCGCGATTTCGAGTGCCTTGCGGTTTGCGCGGAAGATGCGTGTCTTCTCTGCGCCTGTGGCGTTACGCCATTGTTCAAGGATGTTATCTGCGTTCTGAGTCGGCAGGACTTCGGGGATTTCGCGTGCGGCTGAGAGGCCGAGGCTGCGCTCCAGGCGGTCGAGTGATTCGCGCTCCACGGCAATTTCGGCGCGGAGGAATTCGATCTTTGCGCTCGCTTCTTTGAGTCCGGCCACGGCGGCGTCACGCTCAACGACGAGAGCGTTGTATTTGGCAAGGATGCTGTCAGCGGCAGCGAGCTTGGCATGTGGGTGTTCCACTGCTGGAGCGGCGAGAGTCTCTGCGATCTCTTCGGCGGGAACTTCAGCGGCTGGCGTTTCGGCTACGACTTCGGGAGCTGGTTCGGGAGCGGGTTGCTCAACGGGAGCGGATTCGCTCACGACGGTTGCCTCTACTTCTGGGGCGGGCTGTGGTTCGATGTTGTCCATAGGTTTTCCCTTTGCAAAGGTGTCAAAACGCGCCCGGAGCATTTCGGGGGTTGCGGTGGCTGCTGCGGCAACGCCTTCCTCGATGGCATCGGCGAATCCGAGTGCGACGGCTTCGACTGCATTGAGCCAGGTTTCTGCGTCCATCATCGCGCCGATCTCTTCAGCGTTGATGCCGGTTTTCCGCACATAGGCGTTGACGAGAGTGCTCTTGAGCTTGTCGAGCAGGTCGGCTTCTTTGCGGAGGTCTTTGCTCTCGCCCATGGAGACGGTCCACGGATTATGGATCATCAAGAGTGCATTGTCGGCCATAAAGACCGGCGAACCGGACATTGCCACTACGCTCGCCATGGACGCAGCCAAGGCATCAATGTGGACGGTCAAGCCGCCTTCGTGCCTGCGGAGGGCGTTATATATGGCCGTTCCCTCAACCACGGACCCACCGGGCGAATTGATGCGGAGGTGGATGTGTTGGCCTGAGAGCTTGCCGAGTTTAGAGAGGAATTCTTTGCTGCCTGCGCCAAAAGCACCGATCTCGTCGTAGAGAGTGACGGTGGTTTCGTTGTTGCCGGTTTGTTCCAAAGCATAAAATTTCGGGGTGGATGTGGTCATGGTTGTGGCGTGGGTGTGGTGATTTCTTGCGGGGATGAGGGATCGACCGACGCTGTGTCGGGCGTGTGGAGCTTGTTCGGGAAGACCTCTTCAATCTCGAGGCCAAGGGATTTGCATTTCTGTTTGCGGCGGACGTAGGTCTGAATGACGTCCTCCTCTTCCTCCTCCGCGCGGAGTCCCTGCATGTTGTAAAAGCGCGTTGGCGAGAGATGCCCCTTGTCGAGTTGCTCGCTGTAGGCGCGGGCATCGCGGCCTGAGTCCACGGTGATCTTGCGCGGGGCGAGCCATTCGTGACGCCACCAATCGTCTCCTGGGTATTCCAAGCGTCCGGCTTGGATCTCGTGCCAGAGCCAATACTTGTAAAAAGGGCGGCAGAACTGATCGATGACCATTTGCTGAAGCCGCTCGAGGAAGTTCTGTGTAACCTCGAGCACGGCGCGCTGCTCAGTGCCAGCGAGGCCGACATTGACCATCATGGCTTCCGGTGGAAGGCCGATGGCGAAGGCGACATCCGAGCGGAGGGCACGCATGACGGCTTCGTAGGTCTGGCCAGGAATGTCGTTCTTGAAGGCTTCGAGTTTTTCGCCTGGCTTGAGGCGCGGGAGTAGGATGCCGTTCGGAAGGTCGGTGGTCTGGAGGTCGCCGACTTCGTTGGTGGTGGATTTCAGTCCAGCGCCGAGGCCGATCTTAGCGACTTCCGTGGATGTCACCATGTAGCCGATTTGCGCACCTGCTTTGTATGCGCCTTTGACGAAGCCATTTATTTCGGAGATGTCGCGCAGGTTTGAGACTGCGGAGTGCAGCCACGAGACGCCGCGCGGCTGGCCGTGCCTGCGGATGTGGCGCATGTGCAAAACTTGGTCTGCGGAGATTTCTTTACCGCCGATTGTGTAGCTTGCGGGCGCTCCGAATTGATCGAGGCGCACGCCGTCGTGTGTGAAGTCGTCTGTGTTGCCAAAGCTGGCAGATCCGCCGATGGCTTCGCCGCCGATGAAGCGGACGCGGGCAGCGTCTTCCTTTGTCTTTAAAAATTGCGCGAAGAAGTCGCCGTCGATGGCGACCTGTCGGAGGATGAGAGATTGCGCGGTGTAAAAATTAACCTGTGCGCCAGCATCAAAGGCCCATGCCTCTGCGCAGTTCCTATCCTCAAAATACTGATCGACCTTCTTGTTCCACGCGGCGTTTGAGGTCTTCGGCTGCACGACGATGCCGGTGCCGATGGCGCGCTGTGCCAGGTGCTCGACGATATACGTTGCCTGTGGCGCGTTGTTGTAGAGCCAGCGCGAGAGGCGCAGGATTTCCATGCGCGTGTGTGCCGTGAGTTCGCGCTTGGGGTCGGTGGTCGGCACCCATACAAGGCCGCGATTTAGCGAAGGTTGCGCGGCTTCAAATGCCGCGCCTTTTGCGTCCAGCTTGCGCGGTCGGCCAGCGCCAGAGCGAGTTCCTCCCCAACTTGATTTCTTTGATTTTGACGACACGCCACAGGCGACGTGTCAAACGGTGGTGCCGTATCTGCTGCGGTCGGCGATGGCGAAAAGTTGGCGTCCGTTTGGGCCTTCGCTCAGGATGTCTTCGACGGCTTGAAGCAAAAGCCACTTCGGGAAAGAGACCTCCCCGCCTGTGCCAGTGCCGTCGCTGGAAAGCGATGTGATTACAACTTCCTCGGTGGCGCTGGCAAAAGTGGCGAGTGCCAGGGCTTCAAGTTCCTGCGTTGTCTTGGTGCGGCGCAGGAAGGATTTAACTCCGGAGATTTTGTCGAGGTCGGTCACGCCTCGGCGGGCGTGTCAAAATGGGTTCACCACGGAGGACACGGAGAGCACGGAGCGATTAGAAATTGCGCGGCAGTTCAAGCGTGGCTTGAGTTCGCTCGGCACTTTCTAAACTTGAAAGAAATCTAAATGCTTTTTTCTTTCTAAACTTGTTGAAAAAACGACCCTGTTTTTTCAACGATACCCGATGAGATATACGGCAACGAAGATATCTTTTGATTATACCGGTTGAGGTATAAGTCATAAAAATTGACTCAGAAAATTGTAGTCGTTTTTCTGACGAAACATTCATCACGGGCCAGTCCGCCATCGACCGCCATATTCGTAACCTCGTTCGGTTGCCGGATCGCCACGATCTCCGTGCCATTGATCGTAACCCGCCTACCCATCTCCGCAAAAGCAACGGCATCAGAAAGCGCAAAGGAATCGTCGAAAGCCATAATGCCACCCCACACAAGTCAACGGATGAATGAAGAAATTAACCACAACCGAGCGCCGGTGCATGCGGGAGGTCATTTGGAAACGGCTCAAAAATGGCTCAAATGGCTCATATTGAGACTGAATTCGATACGCTCGATCGTATATTCTTCGTATATGCGGGGCGGCGTATATCAGATAGGTCGCCGGAATTAGGGAGAATCCGGACATTATGTCCGGATCTGTGTCCGAATTGTGGCGGTGGTTACGCATTGGACTCCACCGAATTGCTCAGAACATGCCGAATCTTTTAAGCAGATCATCCACGGCTTTTGATTCGCTAACATTCGGCATTGGCACGTTCTCCGGTTCGCCCTGCTCGTAGGCGTAGTCCCATGTTTGGTCGAAGAGCTTGCGCAGGCCGCGCGCGCTCATCGTGATGTTGCCGTCGCCCGCAAAGCTGGGATTTTTTGCCACATAGATTTTCCAGAGTTGGGATTTTTTCACGGCGTCAGTTTTTTAAAATGTGCCAGGCGACATGGCAGAG